TATCTTTTAGCATTTCATCTTTATTAAAATATATTTTCCCTTCATGAAAAAATGCTGGATTCTTATTTAAGGAAGGGATTTCTTACCACTTCCGATAAAAACACACCTAATCCAATAATTTCGCTTGATGGAAAGTCCTCGAAGTCAAATCGTGGCAACAGGTCATCATTGTAAAAACAATCGACTATATCACCAAAATTAAGTACTCCTTTCCCAGTAACAGGATCAAAATCCATTTTTGAATATTTCGACGCTTGTCTTGTAGTCGGATATGTGCAAACCACATCTTTTGCTTTTCCATCCCAATCAATCAAAGTATGTTTAAATATCTGTTTTGGTCTTAAGCCACCTTGCTGTTTTATTCTTCTTCTTTCATTTTCGTTCCTTCTTTGCTTTATATCTTCAGCTGTTTCAGCAACCATTTGAGCCTCAACAGATTCTAATTCTGTATCATTTACTGTTTCGACCGCCTTTTCTTCTTGCTCTAACGGCCCTAATCCTGCCATTTCTCTTGACATATTAATAGCTTCTTTTTCTGCTTCAGTATATTTTCTCTCTAAATCCATTTTCATCTCCTTATATTTCGCATAAAAGACAACTGAATTTGGTAATATTTTATATTATATTTGCCATATTAGTTGCCTTCTTTTTTTAATTACATCACAAGTTCTCTACTTTCCGCTTCAAACTCCCACGCTCTAGCTTCAGTTCCACTTTCGTTTGCATATTTTAATGCAGCTTTTTTCTTAAATGAAACACCATTATATATATAAGTTTCATTTGTATTTGTATCAGTTATTACCATAAACATTGGAAATAACCCTTTGTTTCCTTTCCACAATTTATGCAATCTTTCCATTGTTCTGTGCTCGCTACTTCCGTATAGCAGACTTAATGTGATAGATACACTCTCGTCGACTGATACGTTAACAACCTTTTGCCCACAACTCGCAATTGTTGAGCTCGAGCTTTCTGTGTTTGGATCATCCTCAAAACCATCTTCATGTCTACAAGTAATTGCATAAGGAATACCTGCAGCAGTTAATACAATTTTGACGTTATCCACATTATATTGTTTTGTTGACATTTATATTTACCTCCCTTTATTTATCAAATACAATTTCTCCATCTGTTGTGATTGTTCCTGTTAATGCTAAATTTCTCACACCATTTAGAAAAGTTACTCTTAAATCAAATTTGAACTTACCTTCTCTAATTGATTCTTGTGTTAATTCACTAACCGTTAAATGACCTAATTTTATACTAAACTCATTACCGTTTTTATCTTTTTGCATTATTGTTCCAAAATAACTTCCAGCATTATCAACCATAAACATTCCAGCACTTGCCCCTTGTCTACAACGTTCTCTAATGATTGATTCAATCATTAATCTTCCAATATCATTCAAAGGTATTTTGTCTTTTCTCACCTGGAATATTGTTAAATCTTTTTTTAAACCATCTCTCAACCAAATTTCAATTAATTTCAATTCGATAAATGTTTTATTATCAGAATTAAGTCCATTTACAATATGAAAATAACCTTGAGTTGGTTTAGATAAGTAATTTAATCCAGCGTCCCAAAAAGATTTTTGCTCAGTTTTTGTAAAATTTTCTTGGACAAAACCAGTTATTTGAGTCGAATGAACAATATAACTTCCTAAATCTTTATATCCTATTGTTCCACCAACCAAGGCTCCTGTAAGCCAATTTCCTTTAGCTAAATTTTTAGCTCCTTCAATTACAAACGCAACGTTGTTCATATTATTTTCTGTTTGCAATTTTACAGCTTCAGCTGCACTTCCTACTTTTTCATAATCAACAGCTATAAAAAATTGTTTATCCTTATCAGTTTTTGCATAAGACACTATACTGTTAATATATGTTTTCTCAGAAACAATATCCATATTAGTAATCCAGTTAGTGACTTCAAAAGCATTCTCATTGTCTATGTATGTATTCATAAGCTCTGTAAATGTTGCTGCTGTATTATTTCCGTAAACAACCACATTTAATGGTGTATATGCTTGCGAATATGCACTAGCTATTAATTTATAAAAAATATGATTTTCATTTAATCCGTTGATATTTAATTCCAACAAGTCGCCAGGTTCTGTAATAAATGTCGGCGATATTGCAAAATCTTTTGTAAAAAACATCAAACTTCTGACATCATCATAAAATGCTCTGTTATTTTCTGATTTTATTTGTACATTATTCAATGTATTCAAATCATTTCTTTCTATTGCCATTATTCCTCCCTAAAATCTTTATTTATATAATGCTCTGCAAAATAGCTAAATTGCAGAACTTGTTTGTAATATTTTCTGCCCATAAAATTAAAAGGCGTTTCCTGTATCTTGTATACTTTCCGTATCTTCCTTTGATGTTTTCTGTCATCAAAGTAATCATTTGTTGCGTTTGTATTTCCCAAAAACATATAAAGCATATCAAAATCATTATGTTTCTCTCGTGATTCCAAAGTCAAAAGCACCTGTATTTCCTCATCATAACAGTATTTATCATTTCCAAAAGGAATAGGATTGCCTGCGTTTTCAATATACAGATTATAGAAAACAAGCGGGAATTTAAGTTTTTCATACTGTTCAGCCGAAATTTCATCACGTTTTTCTTCATTGATAACTTGATTTATGCCAAACTTTTTACAAAACTCTTTAATATCATTCACAACTTCTTTTCTAATTTCGCTTGTCATCTATATTCAGCTCCATTCTCAAAAACTCTCCATAATTTTCTTCGATATTGACTATTCTATAAATCACACCGTTATGTTTCAGTTTCATATTTTCAGAAATTTTAAAGTCGTTTGTCTTGTTTAGAATGTAGTACCCCTCTTTTTTATCTGATAAAAAACTTCCGTCCATACTTTGCGGAAACGATGAATTATGTTTTGGCGTTAATACAGCCATTTTCACAGTCTTTTCTATTTTGTTTTGAATTGGATTTCCTAAATCATCAAATTCAACTTCAGAATCTTCCAAATACACAGTTACATCATCAGAAAACTTCCTTATAACTTTCAAAACTTTTCTAATAGCTGCCCTAACCTTCCTGTCCACTATCCACCACCTCTCCCGACAATTCTTCCGCCATTAATCTTTGCAGCGATATTGCTTTTAAAATGCCCTGTTTCAATCATCGGATTGTTAAATCCTTTTTTCTTAATTGTTGCAGGACTGTTTGCTGGACTTTTAATTCTTTCAATCATTGCTTTATATTTTGTACTTGCCTCTGTTCCGATTTTATTAGTCATCGCTTCAACGCTGAAACTACCGTTTATAATCTTTGCAACTCCTTCTTTGAAGTATCTCGCCGCCATTGGCTTAAACTGTTCAAAAGCCTTTTGATTATAATTCCATCCTGGAACTCCACGGCTAGATCCTGTATCAAGAACATTGGATAATCCAAAGGCATTAAACCCACCTTTAACACTATAATTGGTTACTGTTCCAACTTCAATTTTTTGTTTGTTCATCGCCAGCAACTTTTCCAGATTCTTGTTTTTTGGTTTCTCCTTTATTTTCAGTTTGCACGGCATTCTTATCACCCAGCTCTATAATTTCAATATTAAGTTTTCTTTCCTCGATTTCCTCTTTCGCAATATTCATTCTGCGAGGTGTCAAATCAAGCTCATTATCGCCTTCTTTAAGCAATATGTGATTTAATTTGACAAGCAGAACTTCCCTTTTTTCCTTGTTTTTAAAATTAAACATGATCCGCTCCTTAAACTATTGATACAGTTGTTTCATTTTCATCAATTCCAAGCGTTTTCAACAACTGTTTATACATCATTAAATATTGATTATTTGTACCTGTTTCTTCGATTACAATGTTAGATACTTGAACTTTCGTAAAATCAAAATCATCTAATGAAGTCAGCAAATATCCAAAAAGATATATTTTAAGCAATTTTTCTTTTTCGCTGCTATGTTTTTCTTCAGCAGCTTTATAAAACTGCTCAACAACTTCCACATCAAAATCAGAAATTTCAGGAATATATTTTTTCAGTTCTTCCAAAGTTTCGTCCGTCATTACTCATCAACTCTTTCGCCAACAAGTTTATTTTCTGACAAAACCTCAAATTCTGTTTCAGTCAATTCCAATTTATCCCCAATTTCATACCTAATGTCGTTATATCTCAAAGGCGTTAAAGCTACTGCTTCAACAATAGCTTTTACCTCTTCCTTTTTATTCTCTTTCGCCATTTAATTCACCTACCCGACTGTTGCTATGAACATACTATTCATTATTGATGGATTTGGAGCAACTAAATCCTCGATTACAACGTTTACATTATTCACAACTCCTGCTGATTTTGATTCAGGCACAACTTCCACAGTTGCAAACGTTCCTGCTATATCCACAACTTCCCTATCTCCTAACAACCCAAGCAGTTCATCGGTTTTTGTTGGAGTTGGTCCGTATTCCATAACTCCTAATTGTCCATTTGGAATTAATGTTACAATGTTATCTGGAAATACATTTTTAGTTGTTTTTCCAACTTTTATTTTTTCGTCCCAAATCAGTATTGTCATCCCAATTACATCCTCAATAGTAGATTTAATAAGTGCTGGAGTAACCGTAACAATAGTATTCTTAAATAATGCTTTTACAGTATCGTGTTTTTTTAGTACATTATACGTAGCTTTTGACATTAAAGCTATTTCTACGTTTCCTCCACCTTCCTCAACTATTTCTTTCCATCTCTCCAAGTCTTCAAGTGGTTTCGCTGTTGCAGTACTCCAAATGTTAGTTCCTGCCAACGTTTCTTTGTATTTATCAGCAAGTCTATAATTAATTGTCTGTCCTCCACCGTTTTCATCAACAAACGTTACTTTGGCTGTTGATAAAAATTGTGAAACTGTGTAAGCTGCAATTGCTCTTGCACTTCCTAAAAAACCTTTTGCTCCTGCAAATTTTTCAAAGATTTGTATTGAATAGTTATCAATAATTGATTGATTATTTGTATTCAAAATTTCTAATAATTCTTTTCTACGCTTCTCATCAAGCTTCATACCTTCCCTAAAAAACTGCTTATCCCCTTTTGTTGTTGTTTTCAAATCCCAGTCTCTAAACATTACATCTGCATCCAGTTGGCTGCTTTGTAATACTTCAACTGTTCCACCGTCTAAACTCCCAAAAACATTTATGTCAAAATTATTTGAGAACCCAGCTGGAAACATTGCTTCTGCTAAAGTAGTGCCCTTCACTCCTGCATAATACTTATTTAAACTTTTCGCATTTAATAAATCCGTTAAACTTATTGCCATTTCAACCTCCTATTTTCTATCCTTATAAATATAAGTCACACCTTCTGGTAATTCCGCTTTTGTTATTGTGACTGGTGTAGCGTATTCTTTCCCTACCTCGATTAATTTATCCAAATAAGCCACACCTTCAATTGCAACTGTCGCTTGTTCATTGTCGTTATAATATTTAAATTCAACATCATGGACTAACACACCATCGGCTCTAGTACCAGCCCCACTCGGTATTACAAAGGCCCCTGTTTCTCTTAAATCTTCACCGTTTTTTGTTTTAATCAAAGCTCCAGCTAACAAATATTCTTTGTTTGTATTTTTATCTTTGTAAATATAGTTAGCAAAATCAGATTTTAATATTTTAATTTGCACATTTAACTTTTCCTTGTGCATAACCGTTCTTTTTAACATCCCAACCTCCTAAATTTTTGTAAGATCTGTTTCGTTATTTTTGTTTTTTTCAATCATTCTATCAACAAAATCTTTTTCGTTTTTTTTCTTATCTTTTGAATTAAAACCTCCGTTTGTTATAGAGTTCTTTTTCAAAAATTCTGTTGTAAACTCTTTTTCTTTTGCTGCTACATCTTTAACAGCTGTTTCTAATTTCTCAAGCGTCATATCTGGTGTAATTTGTACTAAATCAGCAAACTGTGGACTAATTTTCAATTGTGCAACTAACTCGCTTTTTTTAGTTAATAATGCTGTTAAATTCAATTGTTTTTTAGCTTCAGCGAGTTCTTGTTCTAATTTTTCTTTTTCCATTTTTGCTAGTTCCTCAGCACTTTTCCCATTTTTTTGATAATCTTCAATTTGCTTATTTGCATGACCTAATTGTGATTTCAAAGAATTGATTTCTTTATTAGCATCATTTGTTATCTTTTCAATTTGGGCCTTTAAATTTTCTATTGTTTCATTAGCTTCACCATTTGATTGTGTCCCATTATTTTCACCAGTACTCCCTGCTCCTGCACCACCTGTTGTTTCTGTAGCAGTGTCATAATTTAATTTCATTCTTTTTAATAAATCCTGTCCTAAAAACATTTTTCACTCCTTTAGATTATTTGTTCTAACTCATAAATGATTTAGAATATTGATACTCTATAAAATTTTTGAGATTTGACATCAAATAACTCATAAATGATTTATAATACTTCAACTCTCAAGAATTTTGATTTATGTCATTAATTTCCTCTTGCGAATCAGGGAAATAAACAGTAGCCCAACATCTGCAACCTGGCTCTTCCCCAGGGACTATCTCAGCATTATCCCAGTTATAAATTTTTCCATCTCTTGCTTCGTGCGTTGGTCTAACTCTTTCATCTCCCATTGTATTCCATTCGAAATATTCACTTTCTCCAGCAATTATTTCTTTTAAAAAATCTTTATAGTAATTTCCAAGCATGTTTCTTGCTCTGAATTTTACATTATTTTTTAATATATCCTTTAAATTTGATTTTTGTTTATTATTTTCAACATAATTGTTTAAATTATTCTGCCATTCTTTAATTTCTTTTATTTGTTTTTTTGCTAATTCTAAATGCTTTTCAATATCGATATTCTTTTTGTTTTTATACTCTTTTTCAAAATTCACACTATAATTAATAAATATCTTTAACAAATTTGAATAATTAACGTTTATTTTTTTATCGTT